GCTTCTAAATACTTTGACCATAGCGATGGATTAACTGATTATTTTCATTGCAGCCATTACATAATATCACCATAGGCAAGTGGAATAAACCCTACCAATTAATTTAATTTAAGAAACACAAGCCGGACGAAATCCGGCTAAAGGAAAAACATGAAACAACTCAAAAAACCGCCTGAATATTTCTCTGCAAAGACGGCGCATAGCGTCAATGTGTACCTAGAAAAAATGGGCCTACTACCCGTCGATGGGGGCTACAACAGCCCACATGCATCTTTGGGCTACAAAGAGAGCAAGCCAGCACTCTACAGCCCTAAAAAGTATGCGGACGGGTGGGGCATATACGTCGAATATTTTTACGATGGCACGATGATGCGCCAGCAAAATCGGCGCATAACCGATAAGGAATTTGTGGCGCTATTTGGCCGCCGCCCGATTAATAATTTAGCCTGCTTCCACGGGAGTTATTTCTGATGGACAACCAGTTTGATGTGATTTGGGTACGTGCGCCCAAAGGCACAAAGAGCAAGTGGGTGCGCAGAGCCATTCAAAGCGGTGGCAATTTATCTGACTACGTTTTGAAGGCAGTAAATGACTATGAACCACTGCTGAGCGTGCTTCAAGAGCTTGAAGAGTGCGTAAAGTACTGGGGTGAAAATAATGTGATTTGGATTCGGCAGCGGATTAAAAACGCATTGTCGCAGGTGAAGCAATGAAAACAACTCTAAACAAAATCAGAGCGCACAATCCTTGTAAAGCATGGTGGGAACCCTTGCTTAAGTATCTAGGCAAAACCAAGTCTGATGACGAAACCTTGCCCTTACTCACAATTTTAGATGCGGTTGGACTACAGCGCGCCTTGTGGTGCTTCCGTGCTGTCGAAGGATTTGAGAAAGAGAAGCTATTGCTTGCGATTACTTACGCAAGAGAGGTTGAGTATTTGATGCCTGCTGAGTCGAAAAAATGTTTGGATGTTTTTGAACGGTATGCGAATGGGTTAGCGACAGAGGATGAGTTTGAGACGGCTCGTAGGGCTGCGGCTGCTGCTGCTGATGCTCGTGCTTATACTGCTGCTGCTGCTCGTGCTGCTGCTTCTTATGCTGCTTCTTATGCTGCTTGGAGTGCTGCTTGGAGTGCTGCTGATGTTGCTGCTCATGCTGCTGCTCGTGCTGCTGCTGCTGGTCCTGTTGCTTGTGCTGCTGTTGCTGTTGCTGCTCGTTCGACCATCGAAGCAAAACAAGAAACCCAACTTAGAGAATTACTGGAGAGAACACAATGACAGATAAAGAATTGATACAGCAGGCGTTTAATGCTTTAAATAAGTTGACCGATCTTTTTCCAGATTCTAGAGTAGGTCACGGTCAAGAAGCAGAGGATGCTTGTAACGCTGCACTTGTTGTAATGGCAGACTTGGCTGCAAGATTACAGCAACCTGACACAAGAAAACTTGGGTTTGATGAGCGCTTGAAGCAGGAGCAAGAGGCATTATCTTGGTGGAGGTACACCAATGCACAAGGAAAAAACGTGATAGTGGCAAGTAGTGTCAAACCCTATGAAGATGCAGTATCGTTATTTACATCAGAACCGCAGCCCAAGATAAAGGAGAAGAACGCATGACAAAACAACAAATAAACGCCATAGCCATGAGCTTAAATTTTCCCTACGACCACAGCAAAGGTGAGGTTAAAGACCTTGACCTTTTAGTGCGCTTGGTGGATCGCGTGAAGTCAGAGCCACAAAAACAAGATGTCATTGTGGTATCTGAAAAAGTATGGAAGCCGATATTTCAAGAATTTGCGGACGAAGTAAGAGAGCACAACAGAAATTTATCGTAAATGAAAATCAAAATCGAGTGGGACGGCCCCAAAATTGCCGAAAATACCAAGCTATTGGTAAACAACGAGACTTGTAAAAAGACTACGGACAAGACCTACAAAACCAAAATCATATACGAGTTTGAAAAATATCTTGTGATGCTGGATGGTGATTACAAAAAAGCCGTGGAAATTTTCAAAGAATTATTGCCGACAGCTAAAGCACGTTTTACGATTAAGCATGGCGAGATGTATTTTGCTTTTCATTTCACTTGTAAACAGAATGTTTGGTATTTGGAGGAGATGCACAGCTTGTTATATTTCAGCTTAAAACCTCAAACTGGCAAGAAAACCGTTCAGCTACAGGTGGATTTGGATGACATAAAGCAAAAAGCCAAGAAAATTTTGGGCGAACGCGTGAAATTAATCTAATAATGGTGGTATATTTCAATTGTCAGTTTGGCGGCTGGCAGATGAAATAACACACTGAAGCCCGCATATTGCGGTGACTTGAACCGGTGAAGGCATACTTTGTGTTATTTCAAATGCCGACATCCGTCTCACGCCAGAGGCCAAGTCATCACAGTATGTGGGCTTTTCTTTTGGCAATCATTCATGCGGCACGTCGATGGTGAAATGATTTGATAGCCCCTTACACGAGCAAGCCAAAGGGGGCAGCGTGGGCGAATTGCTAGAGCGCGGTGGTTGAAATAGTCTGGCATAGTGCGAATGCGAAGAACGGCTCCAGAAGCTAATTCAAAGCAAGCATAAGCGAAACTTTGGCAAAACCACGGTATAAGCTATGCTTTGCTCAAAACTCACCTAAAGCTAATCCATAAGCATTACCCTTAGAAAGCAATCAACGACAAAGATGTTGAGTAATGCTAATAAGTTAGGCAAACAAAATTGGTTGAGTTATAATGAATTTGTCAATACGCTAACCGGATTGGAAAATGCACCCAGCAGACAAAATTGAAAAATGGGGAATAGATCGACTTATTCCTTACTCGCGTAACAGCCGAACGCACTCCGACGAACAGATCAGCCAAATAGCCGCCTCAATCAAAGAATGGGGATTTACAAACCCAATACTTGTTGATGAAGATGGCGGAATATTGGCCGGACACGGTAGAACGCTGGCCGCTCAACGCCTCAAGATGACCGAGGTTCCCGTGATTGTTGCCAAAGGGTGGAGTGATGCCAAGAAACGCGCCTACGTCATCGCGGATAACAAGCTGGCGTTGAATGCGGGGTGGGACAATGAGATGTTGGCGTTAGAGCTGGGCGAGCTTCAAGGAATGGACTTTGACCTTGATTTGACTGGATTTACAGCCGAAGAGGTCGCAGCTCTGACACCTGAGCAGATCGAGCCTAGCCTCACAGATGAGGATGCCGTGCCAGAGGTGCCAGAGCAGCCTTTAACGGTGCTTGGTGATGTTTGGGTGCTTGGTAAGCACAGGCTTATGTGCGGTGACTCGACCAGCATTGATACTGTCGAGAAGCTGATGGCCGGTAAGAGGGCGCAGCTGCTACACGCTGACCCACCGTATGGCATGGGGAAGGAGTCTGACGGTGTGGCCAATGATAACATTTATGGGGACAACCTGGACAAGTTCCAGATGGAATGGTGGGCGACCTTTCGCACGTTCTTGGAAGACAATGCCAGCGCGTATATCTGGGGGAATGCCCCGGACCTTTGGCGGCTTTGGTATCGCGGTGGGCTCTCTGATTCTGAGCGGCTTACCATTCGCAATCAGATCATCTGGGATAAAAAGTGCGCCCAAGGTATGAGCAGTGATGCTCACCGAATGTATCCGACTGCAACCGAGCATTGCCTTTTCTTTATGCTAGGTGAACAGGGATTCAACAATAACGCAGACAATTACTTCAATGGATGGGAACCGGTCCGGGCTTATTTGGACTCTGAGCGGCAAAAAATGGGGTGGAACATAAAAGACACAAAGCGCATTGCTGGCCATTCTGAGGACAGCGGTTGCCATTGGTTCGATAAGTCACAATGGTCAATGCCTACTGAGGTTGTCTACAACGCATGGAAAGCGGCAGCAGGAGGAAAGGCTTTCAAGCGGGACTTTGAGGAAATCAAGCGGGACCTTGAGGAAATCAAGCGGGAGTTTTATGCTATTCGAGCGCATTTCGACAATGGCCATGATGCAATGCGCGATGTGTGGGAGTTCAAGCGGGTTACTGGTGGCGATCGCCACGGTCACGCAACACCTAAGCCAGTCGAAATGATGGAAAGGGTGATGAAGTCCAGTCTACCTAAAGGCAGTCTGTGCGTTGAGCCTTTTGGCGGCAGCGGCTCCACACTCATGGGCGCAGAGAAAACCGGCAGGGTGTGCTTTGCAATGGAGCTGCAGCCTAAATACGTCGATGTGATCATCAAGCGCTGGCAAGACTTCACAGGCAAGCAAGCCACACATGCAGCCACTGGCAAAACCTTTGAAGAGATGCAGAATGAAGCCAATAAGCCCTAAGCAAGAACATTTTGCCCAATGTATAGCCGACGGAATGACGCAGGCGGATGCATACCGCACGGCATACGACACCACGAAGTCTAAGCCGGAGTCCATCTGGTCGAAAGCATCTGAGCTAATGGCAGATGTGAAGGTAACGGCAAGGGTGGCGGAATTGAAGGCGGAATTGGCGAAAAAGGCCATCTGGACGCGCGAAATGAGCGTTAAAGCGCTTGTTCAGGCTTACAAGGTAGCGCAGGTGCAGAACAGTTCAACAGGCATGGCAGGCGCGATTAAAGAGCTTAACGCCATGCACGGGTACAACGCCCCGAAGCAGGTTGAATTATCTGGTGGGTTGCAAGTGCAGAAGATTGAACGGGTCATTGTGAAGAAATGACGGTACTCAGGATTCAAACCCCTGAATGGGCTTTACCGCTTTTAGAGCCATGCCGGTATAAAGGCGCATACGGTGGGCGGGGTGGGGGGAAATCCCAATTCATGGCCGAAATGGTGATTGAAGAGCACATCATGAACCCAGAGAGACGAACGGTGTGTGTGCGCGAGATTCAGAAATCATTGGGGCAGTCGGTTAAAAGGCTGATTGAAGACAAAATCAGCGCACTCAATGCCGGCGATTACTTTGAGATTTTGGACACTCAGATCAGAAGCAAGCGCGGCGGGGGATTAATAATATTTCAAGGCATGCAGAATCACACGGCAGATTCAATTAAATCGCTTGAAGGGTATGACTGTGCTTGGGTGGAAGAAGCCCAGACCTTGAGCCAGTACAGCCTAGACCTATTACGCCCAACCATTCGTAAGCCTAATAGCGAACTATGGTTTACGTGGAACCCGAGATTCAAAACCGATGCGGTGGACAAATTCTTCAGAGGTGAAAAGCGTCAAGACATGATCGTTGTCAATGTGAATTGGAATGATAACCCGTGGTTTGATGAAACCCCGCTAAGGGGTGATATGGAGGCTGATTACAAAGCAGATTCCGACCGCGCCGAGCATGTGTGGGGTGGGCAGTACGGGGCTTCAATTGGGGCTATTTTGGCGAAGTGGGTCAATAAAGCGGAACGAGAAGGCCGGATCCACGACGGTGTGAAGTACGACCCGAACGGCGACACGATGGGGGTTAGTGCTGATTTGGGATTTAGGGATACTGCATCATTTTGGTATTGGCAGGCCGTGCCGGGTGGTTTCAATGTGCTGAAGTACGACGCAGACACGGGGCTAGATGCCGATGAGTGGATACCGCGGATTCAGGACAATATCAGGGAGCTAGGGGGGAAGAAAGCAAAGATTTGGTTGCCCCACGACGCAAGAGCTAAGACATTCCAAAGCAGACACACGACCCTAGAGAAATTCTTGCAGGCTTTTGGCGCGGGAACGTGCGAGATAGTCCCCCAGAGCAAGAAGCAGGACCAGATAGAGGCTTCACGAACGATTATCAACCGATGCGCATTTAATAAGGAATTATGCGAAGTAGGTTTAGACGGCTTAAGAGCGTGGGAATTTTCCTACAACGAGGAGACCGGCATCATGAGCAGGGAGCCCGTACACAATTGGGCGAGCCATCCCGCGGATGCCTTTTGTTATGGAGCGCAGAAAATTGCAGAAAAAACGCAAGATTTAACAAAAAAAGTGGATATTTTCCCAGTAAAAGGGCAAAATGGCAGAATCACAACGGAACCACTTGACACATTATGGACACAGACCCGACCGTTATCCAGCAGGATATGAAGCCTAAAAAGACGGCTCAATCATTGCATCAAGAATTGCAATCAGCTAAAAAAGCTGATGACAAGTGGATTAAGCGAGCCAAAAAGATTGTCAAACGGTACAGGGACGACCGCAGCAGCAGCTATGACGGGAACAAGCGGTACAACATACTATGGTCAAACGTACAGGTTTTAATGCCTTCACTTTATGGCAAGACACCAAAAGCCCAAGTGGAGCGCAGGTGGAAGGACAAAGACCCAATAGCACGCACGGCAGCGGTTATCATGGAGCGTGCGCTGCAATACGAGATTGATAATTACGGTGATTTTGAAAACAGCACCCGTTCCGCCACACTAGACCGCTTATTGTCAGGCCGTGGGACTGTATGGGTTAGATTTGAAGCAAAAGAGATTGAGACCGTAGGCGGAGAGCTAGAGGGCTACGAACAGCCAGTTATGGAGAACCTCCCAACTGCAATCATTCCTCAGCAAGGCGAAATTCAAACCGAAACGACACCCGTTGATTATGTGTATTGGGAGGACTTCAGATGCACACCGGCAAGATGTTGGGATGAGGTCACGTGGGTAGCGCGTAGGGTGTACATGGCTAGAAATGAGCTTGAGTCCCGATTTGGTGAGGACATTACCAAGCGCATACCCATGACGCATGAGCCTATCGGACTGGATGAGATGCGTACCCAAGGCATGAACCAATCAGAAATAGACCGCATGAAGAAAGCGCAGGTATGGGAGATATGGGACAAATCCGAAGAGTGCGTTTACTGGGTTGCCGAGGGGTGTGATGAGGTGCTAGACCACAAACCCGACCCGTACGGACTTGATAACTTTTGGCCATGCCCGAAACCATTATTCGCCACAATGACGACGGACACGCTTGTGCCCGTGCCCGATTATGTTTTGTACCAAGATCAAGCCGACGAAATCGACGATTTGACTAAGCGAATAGGATTATTAGTTGATGCGATCAAGGTGGTGGGCGTGTACGACGCTTCACAGCCTGCAATTCAGCGGATGTTAAATGAAGGTGTGGATAACGTGCTTATCCCCGTGGATAGCTGGGCTGCATTTTCTGAAAAAGGCGGCGTGCAGGGGACTGTTCAATTTATGCCCCTTGATATGGTTATCAAAGCATTGCAGACGTGCTATGAAAGCAGGGAACGAGCTAAACAGGTAGTGTATGACGTGACGGGGTTAAGCGATATTATTCGAGGCTCAAGCATGGCAAGCGAGACCGCCACAGCGCAGCAGATCAAAGGCCAATATGCTTCAATGAGGTTGAAGAGCCTACAGCACAACGTAGCGCTATTTGTCACGGAGACCTTGAGAATCAAGGCTCAATTGATGATGGATTTGTATTCGCCGAACACCCTTATCAACATGAGTGGGATTCAAGGCACGGACGATGCTCAATATGCTGAGCAGGCATTGCAGCTCATAAAAAGCGAACCCGCGCGGAATTACCGAATCGACATCGAGGCCGAGAGTTTGGCGGAGATGGATGAAATGGCAGAAAAGCAAAGCCGAATAGAGTTTTTAACAGCTTTTAGTCAAGCCATGAATAACAGCTTACCGATTATTCAGCAATCGCCCGAGCTTGCGCCGTTGGTAGGTGAGGCCATGATGTTTGTTGTGCGGACGTTTAAGAGTGGTAGAGCATTAGAGGCCACATTAGAAAGCACATTGGAAAAAATGCGCGAACCTAAACCAGAGCAGCCTAATCCCGAAATGATGAAAGCGCAAGCCCAGCAGCAAGCGGATAACATGCGCTTACAGCACGAAGCGGGAATAGAGCAAGCGCGGCAACAGGTTGAAGCGTCTAAACTTCAAGCGCAGCAGCAAGCGGAACAAGTCAAATTACAGGCGCAAGTGCAGATTGAGCAATTCAAAGCCGATACGTCTAAAGAACTGGAGCTATTGAAGCAGCAGGCAGAAACCGAACGGCAAGCCTACAAAGCTCAATTAGAGGCTCAAACGAAATTACAGATAGCAGAAATGCAAGCGGCAGCGCAAGCGAAGCCTAGCACCGTCGTGCAGTTCGATGGGGAATCAAAGCTAACCGGAATCGCCGATATATTGACACAAGCGAGTGAGGTGCATGGCGCGAATATATCAGAGGTGGTTAACAAACTTGGTACAGTGGCGCAAGCGTTACTGGGAACAGCGGAAGAATTTAAAAAGCCAAGAAAACGGGTAATACAAAGAGACAAAAACGGTAAAGCCATTGCTGCAATAGAGGTGACAGAATGAACGATATAGAAATTGCAAAGCACGAAGAGCGATTTAAGCACATGGACACCAGAATCAGCAATTTAGATCGTAAAATTGACGCTTTGGCCTCTGAAGTGCATGATATCAAATTGTTGCTTGCTGAAGGCCGAGGCAAAATTAAAGGAGCAATGATGATTATTGCGGCGGGTAGCTCGTTAGTTGGGGCGGCTTGCGGATTGGTTGCGTACTTTTTGAAGTTAGGTTAAGCATGGCACTAATCACTAAAATCAAAACCGTTTATTTAGAAGTTGTAGCCGCTCTAGGGTTCACGCCTGAAAACCTCACCAGCAAGGGGCAGCCCAACGGTTACGCGGGGTTAGACGCAGGCGGAAAGGTACCCTCGGCGCAATTGCCCTCTTATGTTGATGACGTTTTAGAGTTTGCTAATTTAGCATCTTTTCCAACTACCGGAACATCTGGGGTTATCTATCTAGCCCTTGATACAAATATAATTTACAGGTGGAGCGGGAGCACTTATATACAAATATCAAGCAATAACGTGCTTTCAGTATTTGGCAGAACAGGCGCAATCACACCACAGGAGGGCGATTATTCATTCACTCAATTAAGTGATGTCAATTTAACGTCACCCACCGTAGGGCAAATCATCCGGAACAATGGCACAGCTTGGGCAAATTGGACACCGGATTTTTTGCCAAAATCTGGTGGCACAATGACAGGCAATATTGCCTTTGCAGCATCACAGCCCTGGCCTACATTTAATCAAAACACAACGGGTAACTCGGCCACCGCAACAGCGTTACAAACCGCAAGGGCTATTAACGGTGTTGCTTTCAACGGTACAGCCAATATCACATTAACCGCAAACACACCACAGGCACTGACAATCAGCGGCCCCTTAACCGGCGGATCATTTAATGGCGGCACAGCTACTACACTTGGTATTCAGACAGCAACCGGCACACAAGCCGGAGCGTTATCTGGTGCCGATTGGACTACGTTTAATAACAAGCAAGCAGCTATATCACTTACGGTTACTGGATCGAGTGGGGCAGCAACTTTCGCAAGTAATACGTTGAATGTCCCTACCTACACGCTATCGGGTTTAGGTGGTATTTCTGCATCGAGCACAGATACCCTGACTAATAAAACACTTACCGATAGCGCTACGTTTTTACAGGATGACGCAGACAACAGCAAGAAAGCGCAATTCCAGCTATCAAGCATAGCAACGGCGACAACACGCACTTACACTTTACCCAACGTTGATGGAACACTTGTAACCACGGGTGACACAGGCACTGTTACGAATACAATGCTGACAGGTTCCATTGCTGACACAAAGCTAGACACCATTTCAACAGCAGGTAAAGTGGTGAATTCAGCCACTACCGCTACTGATGCAAACACGGCATCAGCCATTATTGCAAGAGATGCAAGTGGGGACTTCAGTGCAAGTACAGCCACATTATCCGATCAACTTGTATTGACTAGGGCGAACAACGCAGGCACAGGCCCCAGCTTAGGACAATTATGCCTTAATGGTGCGGTTGGCAATCGGATAGATTTCAGCGCTACTGGTGTCGCGGCACCTAATACCGTCACAAGATCGGTTGGAACAAAAATCGTTTTATATCCCAACATGGGAACCGGAAACGTAGATTATGGCATAGGGGTAGAGACGCTGGCAATATGGCAAAGTGTTCCACTTACCACGGCACGGTTCAAATGGTATGCTGGAACGACACAGGTGGCATCTTTAACCGGAACAGGTGTATTAACGGCCTCATCTTTCGTCGGTTCATTGAATGGCAACGCTTCCACGGCAACCACTTTAACGGGCGGTAATGCTGACTTCTACACTAATACTTTACCAGCGAACACTGGCGGTACAGATACGTATATGTATGTCGGTAGATGGACGACAACGCAGACACAAGAAAAGCTAAGCCTAAAAATTCTCTATAACAATTCATTACTTGGAGATACGAGAAGATCATCTGAATATACGTTCTTTTTCAATACAAGTGATGGCGTCGATTTTACTGTTGGGAGCACGGGAAATTTTTATGGTTGGGGGCGAGGTTTTACTTTAGGTGAGGGTGGGGCGTTAGACACAGCGAACACAAGAGTTGTTCAAGTAAGTAATACTCAATATGATATTTACGTGAGAGTATTGACAGGCGTTGCGTCTGGAAACGGGGCTTATGTAATAAATACTTCTGGTGGTTCTTGGACGCACTCGGGGACAAACTACGGGTCAACAACCCCAACTGGCAATACTTACATTTTGAATTTAGACAATATTTTGACTAATTACATGAACGCAACTTTTGACACTGTTGATGCGATAGATAAGATAACCGCAGCCAAGTTGTGGGATGCGGCGAATAATCAGCCCGCTATTTTAATGGCGGGCGATGTCGGTTCTCGTATTGAGTTTCAAGATGTGGGCCTTGCGATACCGGCGGTCACAACAAGGTCGGTTGGTACAAAAATAGTAACACGTCCCACGGTAGCTGCTGCTGCGGTAGATTTTGCAATTGGAGCCACCAATTCATCCCAGTGGTATTCGGTAGACACGACGTCATCGTTTCACACTTTTTATACGGGAACAACGGTAAGTTTAAGAAATGGCAATTCTGGAACATCCTCTAATGGCGTTGTTTACGAAGGCAACAGTGCACTATCAGCCCAAAACACCGCCGTAACATTGACAATTGCACAGCTTTTAAGACTTGTAATTCAAAGCGACCCCGCTACTAATATTACATTTACTTTACCTACTGGCACAAGTACAGATTCTGGCGTTATAGCCGGTTTAGAAACGCTTAGAAGTTTTACTTGGTCGATAGTTAATATAGCAACTGGCTTTACAATAACTATAGCTGGTAATACTGGTAATGCTTATATCGGCAATACTACTATTGCCGCTAATACTTCGGCAACTTTTAGAACACAAAAAACCGCCGCTAATACTTTTAAAACCGTGAGGATTTAATCATGGCGAACGAAATACAATTTCCGTATGTGACGGCAGGCTTGACTACCTTAACTGCCAAAATGTTTAAAAGCGGGAACGCAGGGGCGGGAGCATCACCTATTAGCGGAATAACGTTAAGCGACAGCACTAGCGCCAGTGTTTATTGGGGCAGTGTACCGACTTCACCAGCTACAACGGCGGGTCAGTACACAGTAACGATATACGATGGTTCAAACGTCGTAGGAGCTGGCCAACTGAATTGGGACGGAGCCAACGAAATCATACTAAACGACATTGAAAGCAAAACAGCTCAATTGACTTTCACAACGGCTGGCGTAGTAGATGCAAACATTCAATATGTAAATGATATTGAAGTTAAGGGCGTTGGTACTGAAGTAGATCCGTGGAATCCCGTATGAGAAGCGCTTGGGGTTTATCTTGGGGGCGGTCATGGGCTAATGCTTGGGGCTCAATAACTCAGCCTGATACTCACGACGGCGGCGATTATTATTACAAGTGGTGGAAGAAGCAGCACGAGAAAAAATTACCACAGCTAGAGGAAATAGTTGAGGCCGTAAAACGCACCCCCGAACAGGCTATAAAAGCAGTGCCCGAAGCAAGAGCACAATTTAACATTGATTACACGGGACTTAAAACCAATCTAGAAGCGCAACAATTTATTGCCAAGCGAATCAGCATCATGCTAGAGCTAAAACGCCTAGAGGATGAGGAAGAAGAGGCGATTGAGTTGCTTTTACTTTCATATTAGGAGTGAATTATGGCGCACGAAGCAGGAAAAGGGGACAAGCAAAGACCGACAAACCACGATGCATTTGCAAGCAACTTTCAGCAAGTTTTTGGCGGGAAAGTGCAGCGTGGCGGATGGGTGCAAGACCGAATCACGGGCAAGCTAATTCGTCGAAGCGAATACACACCGGACGCAACAAATGCGCCAATGGTTATGAATGACATTAATGGTTATAAAAGCCAAGTCACCGGCGAATGGATAGGGTCGCGTTCACAGCATCGAGCGCATTTAAAAGAGCACAGGCTTGTGGAGGTGGGCAATGAGATAAAAGCCCACATGAGTCAACGAACAGACAACAGACCAGCAGTGAACATCAAACAAGACATTGCTAACGCAATGAGCCGGCTAGGATATTGATTTTTTAACAACCAGAGAGAACCTCATGGAAAACCTACGTGAAGCACTTGAGCAGGCTTTTGAAAAAGACGAAACAGCACAGGCAAACCAGCCCGCAGCAGAAACCAGCGCGCCCGAATCGGAACCGCAGCCACGTGATGAGCAGGGCAAGTACACTAATACCCAACAAGAGCAAAACCCGCCATTAGAGCAAACATTGCCAGAACAGCCAGAAATAAAAGCGCCTTCAAGCTGGAAAACCGAAGCAAAACAGGCTTACATTAAGGCGGAACGTGGGGAGGCTTTAACGCCACAAGAAATCAAGGTATTAACGGCCGAAGCAAACCGACGTGAATCAGATTTTTTGAAGGGGATTGAGGAGTTCAAAGGGCACGCGCATCGCGCGAGAGCGTTTGAACAAGCAATTGCACCCTACGCGCAAAATATTCAGCAACTAGGATTGGATGCGCCACAGGCCATTCAAAGGTTATTACAAGCAGATCACACACTAAGGCACAGCGACCCATCAACCAAAGCGCAATATCTACAATCATTGGCGCAGGAGTACGGGGTTGATTTAAATTTGGCGCAACAACCCCAAAACATTGATCCACAGATGCAATATTTGATGAATCAGTTAAATGAGTTGCGTATGACGCAACAAGTGTGGCAAAATTCACTACAACAGCAAGAGCAAACGAAAGCGAACCACGAACTGGCGCAATTTGCGACGGCTGATAGAGAGCATTTCGATGCGGTGCGTAATGACATGGCTGATTTACTGGAAACAGGAAAAGCCCAATCATTACAAGACGCTTATGAGATGTCAATATGGATGCGACCCGATATCAGGCAAACCCTTATCGAGCGGCAACAGACAGAAGCTAGACGACAGCAGGAGGAGCAGGCACGGAACCAGCGAGCGAGAGCCGCAAGCGTAAGTGTTAGAGGCAGCTCACCGACTTCATCAGGCAGTCAAACCGTAGCGGGCAGTTTGAGAGATATTCTTGAAGCCCAATTTGATAAATGAACCTTGAGGGGAAATCATGGCAACTTTTGCTAATTTGAGTGACATCGTCACTACCACCATTCAACTCCGTTCAGGCAAGTTAGCCGATTCGGTTACAAAAAATAATGCTTTGTTGATGAAGCTGAAAAACCGCGGCAACGTTAAAACCGTTAGCGGCGGTAACGTTATTATGCAAGAATTGATGTATAACGATGCATCAACTCTTAACGCTGGCTCATACAGTGGTTATGACGTGATTGATATCACGCCTAACAGCCCTATCAGCGCCGCTCAATTTGATCTGAAGCAATACGCAGCAGCCGTATCAATCAGCGGTTTCGAGATGTTGCAGAATAGCGGTAAAGAGCAGATTATTGATATGCTTGAAGGCCGTATTCAGATCGCTGAAGGTCAATTGATGAACCAGATCAGCGTAGGCATTTACAGCGATGGCACTGGAAACGGCGGTAAAGATATCACTGGGTTACAGGCTGCAATCAGCACCAGCCCCACTAGTGGGACTTATGGCGGAATTTCGCGTGCAAACTGGACGTTCTGGCGCAATGCTGCATTTAGCGGCGTGACGGATGGCGGCGCGGCAGTATCAAACACCAACATTCAGAGCTACATGAACCGCTTGGCCGTTCAATTAGTCCGTGGCACCGACCGCCCCGATATGATCGTGGCTGATAACAACTACTACCGTTTCTTTTTGGAATCGTTGCAAGCTATCCAGCGCGTAACAAGCGAAGACAGTGCAGCAGCAGGTTTCACATCCATCAAATATTTGGGCGCAGGTTTGAATTGTGACGTGTTCCTTGATGGCGGTATCGGTGGATCCATTCCTTCCAACCGCATGTATTTCTTAAACAGCAAGTACATATTCTTCAGACCTCACCGCGACCGCAACTTTGGTCCAATCGGCGGAGATCGTCAATCTGTGAACCAAGATGCAGTTGTGAAACTGATTGGCTGGGCTGGCAACTTGACTTGCTCAGGCGCACAGTTTAACGGAGTTTTATCAGCTTAATAATAAACAGGGGCAATCGCCCCTTTTTTAGAAAGGATTAAAAAATGGCTTTTCCATTTTCAGCAACCCCCCTCAGCGGTGCGGATTTAGTCACCATTACTTTAGCGGCAGACTTGGCAAACGGCAAAATTGCCAATGTCCGTTTGGGTCAGCAAGTATTTGGCAGCGACGGCAAACTGTACGTTTACGCGCAAGCTAACGGCGCAATTCCTGCTTCAACCGCAGTTTGTACTGTTAGCCCAACCACTTTCCTAGCTACCAGCTCAGGCGGGGCATATACCAGCCCAGCCACCGCAATGGCCGCTGGCGACCGTGCTTGGTTTGCGAAGGCTAGCGTTTAACCACCCCACCCCCTAACGGGGGTTTTTACTTCTGAAAGAGAAAGACTATGAGCAATCCTCAAGCCGAATCACATTTATTTGTCCAGTTTTACACCGAAACTTTGGAATTAAAGGCCGAATCAGAGAAACAAGGCCGCCCTATTTTTAAGGATGTGCCCTTTGTTCGAATCATGGTGCCTGGTGATACCAATAACATTATTGAGCGCGTAGCAGACGAAAACGATAAACAGCGTTTTCCTAACACATGGGCGAAATATCAAAATTCAGAAGCAATAGCCCAAGAGGGTACGCTTTTGGAACAATGGCCGCACATTACACGGGCATTACTGAAAGAATGCAAGTATTTTGAAATTCACACTGTTGAAGCATTGAGCAATATCAGCGATGCTCACGTAGCTAAATTAGGCATGGGTTTTGGTGATTTACGCACCAAGGCCAAAGCATGGCTAGAGGCAGAAGCGGGAACCGCCCAGATTACCGCACAAGCAGCGGAAAACGCTCAATTAAAGCAAAGTCTGGCTGATTTACAGGCTCAAATCAACGACATCAGCGAAACGAAAACACGACGCAAAAAGGAACTGATTGAATGACTACCTTGCTTCAAATAATTCAAGACACTTGCGATGAATTGGCATTAGACCGACCCACAGCGGTTATCAGCTCAAATGATAAGCAAGTCCGACAAATGTTGGCGTTATTGAATCGTTTGGGGCGAGATTTAGTCAAACAATACGAATGGCAGCGTCTGGATAAAGAGGCGTTGCTTACGACCGTTCAATACACTTACACCGGCACGCTAACGGCAGGCAGTAACGTGATTACGGGGCTCAGCTCAGTAGCGGGGTTGAATACTAACTTCACCGCGCTGGGTGTGGGTGTAATGCCTTTCGCTCAGATTACCAGCGTGGGGGCTACTACCGTAACGATGGACATGGCCGCCACTGAAAGCGGCACGGTATCGCTTGAGTTTACGCAAAACAAATTCCCATTACCAAGCGATTGGGATAGGGAAGTACCACAGACAGAATGGAATCGCACGACCCGCTGGCCGTTGCTAGGCCCGAAATCAGCGCAGGAATGGCAGACATTTAAAAGCGGTATTGTTTCAGCAGGGCCGAGGCAGCGATTTAGGATTTTAGGAAACTCATTGCAGATTAACCCATCCCCACCGCCCGGACAGATGGCATCGTTTGAGTACATATCAAACGCGTGGGTTATTGGCAACGATGGGACGAGTAAAACCACATTCACAGCCGATAATGATACTTGTGTGTTCCCAGATTCATTGATGCTCACAGGCTTAAAAACACAATGGAAGCAATCAAAAGGGCTTGATGTTACTTTTGATGTAAGTGAATTTAGAGCGTTGTTAGAACGTGCAAAATCACAAGACAAGAGCGCGGCAAAACTTTATTTGAGCCAAGCAAGCGGCAATATTTTGCTTACCAACAGAAATTTGATCGATGGTAGCTTCCCGAGTCAATAATCATGGATAAAAACGCAATCATCAAAGCATTACGAGATTATGTGCAAGCTACGAGTAATGAAGTAGCCAACACGGTGGCCGCACCGGTTGATTTAATCAACGCAGGCTTAGGACGTGTTGGACTAGGCTCAGAGGAGCCCGTAGGCGGCAGCGCATGGATGCGAAGGCAGGGATTAACAGCACCAGTACCCGAGGGAATGGCGCAAACATTGGGAGAAACTACGGGTTTGGTTTTGCCGATGGTTGGAGCAATGAAAGCCAAAGAGATAGCAACGGCACTCAGGAACATGGGCGAGAATATCGCCAAGCCAAAGGGCGGCGGTATGGCTGGGGGGCAACGAGGGGCTATTGATTTGGGAGCACCGCAAGGATTGCAAGCAGAAGCACTAAAATTGGCACAGCAGAGAGCAGCGTTACCACTATCCAAGGGGGGTTTGGGTTTGCCGGCAAACAACACGGCGGCGCAGCGTGCGGAGGCTATGGGGTTTACTGATGATGTTTATCACGGTGGCAACCCAAATGTCCAAAAATTTATGCCAAAAGCAAACCAAGAAGGTTCTGAGCAATTTCTTCAAAAATACAGAGACAAATTAGCAAAGAATGAACCAGTTGGATATATGGATTTCCGAGATGGCACATTTATGTCGCCAAATGCAGAAATTGCAAGTTCGTATGCAAGAGATTATGGCGCGGTTTATCCGTTGGTAAAAAAATCATCAATGCCTTTAAATTTGGATATTTCTGGTATGCGGCCACAAGTAATTGGCGCAAAACCAACTGGAACAATTGATGAAATGAATTTGTATAGGAATGGCAATCTTGATGAAATATCAATTATTGATCCTGACCAAATTCGTTCACGCTTCGCCGCCTTCGACCCATTCCGCAAAACAGCGGCAATAGCCGCAGCTATGGGTGTGGCGGCACCCGATTTGTTGGCCAAAGAGAAACAGCCTACCCCCCCACAAAACCTAGTGAAAGCCCTACGTAATGGCAACTAGACCACCAGCCCAATTCACCTCACTACCCGCGCCAGTGGGGGGATTAAACGACCGTGATTCAATCGTTGGCATGAAGCCGAATGAAGCGATTGAAATGGAGAACTGGTGGACATACCCAACCTACATAGCAACACGGAAGGGAAGCACAGCATGGCTAACGGGGTTACCGGGGCAAGTACGCAGTCTGATGGAGTATGCACCTATCAATGGAAATTCAAAGCTACTCGCAGCCTGCAACGGTAACATTTACGATGCAACGACACAAGGCGCAGCAGGCGCACCGATTCACACGGGGTTTGGAAGCAGCGATTTTCAAACGGCAATGGTGACGATACCGGGCGGATCTTTTTTGATTATGGTCAATGGTGTGGACAAGATGCACGCTTACGACGGAACAACGTTCACCATACCTACCGTTAACAGCGTAGACAGCGCAACTTTTGCGAGCGTGGTTTCGTTTAAGAATCGTTTGTTCTTTGGCCAAAAAACCAGCCTGAAGGTGTTTTACTTGCCCGTAAATGCTTATGCAGGGCAGGCCAGTGAGATTGACTTAGGCGCAGTGTTTAACCACGGTGGAACCATCAATGCGGTGTTTAATTGGACGGTTGACGCTGGCGACGGTATGGATGATAGGCTAGCGGTGATTACTACGAATGGCGAATTGGCGGTGTTTACAGGCACAGACCCGAGCAATGCGAATACATGGGCGTTACATGGGGTGTTTTATGTTGGTATTCCACTAGGCCGCAGATGTGGAACGAAGCTAGGCGGTGATTTAATATTGAACACGCTTACAGGTGTTTTTCCATTGTCGCAGCAATTATTAAGCGCAACGATAAACAGGCAAGCTGCATTAACAGACAAAATACAAAATGCCGTATCACTTAACGCCGGACAGTATCGAAATAATTTTGGCTGGCAGGTTACGGTGTACGCTGATAACAATGCTATTTTGCTAAATGTGCCGAAGGGTAACGGTGCGAACTTTCAATATGTACAGAACACTATCACAGGTGCATGGACTAAATTCACCGGCTGGGATGCTTCTGTGATGCTTGTCACAAGTGCGGGTTTATTTTACGGCAACGGGAACAGCGTTCAAAAGGCTTGGACGGGTGACAGCGATAACAGCATCCCTATAACTGCGACTGTTTTGCCGTCATACCAATATTTTGGCAACATGGCTAGAAACAAGCTGTTCACTATGGTAAAACCGTACATGTTGAGCAATGGTCGGCCAAAGGTTTTATATGATGTGAATGTAGATTTTGTAAACAACCTGCCGACAGGAGAATTATCATATGAACCACCTACCGGCATGATATGGAACGCCATGCACTGGAATAACGCAAACATGACGTGGGGCGGTGATATGACGGTGTTTACTGGCGGGTGGAAAACCGTAGGAAGAATCGGCAACGCTGCAACTTTAAGCATGGTTGTGCAGAATAATGGCTCAGAGGTGCAATTTATGAATTGGAGCGCAGCCTACCAGCAGGGCGGAGTATTGGATTATTGATGTATTGCTTCGATGTTTCAATTATTGTGCCGTGGGTAGAACAAGAAATTGACGATGAAATATGCGGGAAAGATTTGCGTGCAATTGCACAAATTGGCAGCGATAACCAAATAATTGCAGCAGTGGTGTACAGCGGTTTTAATGGCGCACAACTTGTGATGAGTTGTGTAATAAAGCATCCCCCTTCAAAAAAGTTTTTTGCAATGATGTTTGATTACCCATTTAATCGCGCACCAGTAAACAGACTCACAGCATTTATTAAAGCAAACAATGAAAAAAGCATAAACCTTGCATTACGGCTGGGGTTTGTTTTAGAATCGACATTAAGCCAAGCCACCCTTGATGCCGATATGCACGTTTTTAGACTATTTAAAAGCGAGTGCAGGTTCCTAAACAACAATTACGCAAAAGCGTTAAGGGGATGAAATGGATATTTCAGGTTTGATTGATTTGGCGGTTAATTTGCTTACGCATAGCCAATTCAATAGCGAGGTATTATTGGGGTTAGGCAGTTTTGTGCCAAATGTCGCAAGAGGTTTCGGCATTGGCCCGGACAAAGTAAAAGAACCAGCGCCGGTTGACTACGTAGGCGCAGCAAAAGCAACATCACAAGGCAATTTAGATTTAGCCCGACAAACTGCCGAAGCCAATCAACGATTAGTTGAAGCGCAAGCAAGAGCAAACCGCATAAACCAATATACCCCCTACGGCCAACTGACATACAGTCAAGACCCCGCTGGCAATTGGCGGCAGGACATGAAATTGACGCCGCAGGCACAGGCGACGCTTGACGCTCAAATGTCGATGGACAGGCAGTATGCGGATATTGCACAAACAGGTTTAAACAAAGCACGAGGGTTACTAGAAGACCCGAACCTTGATTTTTCCAAGTTGCCTGAACTGCAAGGTTTAGATTTAAGCGCACTACCACAAGCCCCGATAAACGCTGGGCAAACAGCGCAACAAGCGATAATGTCACGGTTACAGCCGACATTACAGCAGCGTGAGAACGAATTGGCGCAGCGGTTGGCCAATCAAGGTATTACATTAGGATCGGAAGCCTATCAGCGAGAGATGAATTTAGCGGGGCAGAGTCGTAATGACTTAGAGCTACAAGCGGCACGCGAAGGTATTACGCTAGACCAAGCCTCACGCATGAACGCATTGAATGAGCAAAATCTCCGTTACGGCAATCAGGCCGATATGCGTGGCCGTTTACTGCAAGAACAAACGATGCAGAAAGACAGGCCATTAAACCTAATTAACGCGCTCCGAAGTGGCGCACAGGTGCAAAATCCGACATTCCAACCCTACGCAATGCAATCAGGCGTGCAGCAGGCCAATGTAGCTGGCCCTGATTACGTAAGAGCTGGAATGTTGGGATATCAGCAGGGCATGGATTCTTACAACGCTCAGCAAGCAAGGCAGCAGCAAGCGGTAAATTCAGCTATGAAAATTGCCCAAACGTTTTTTGGTGGTGGCGGCGGTGGCGGTGGCGGTGGCGGTGGTATGCAAACGTTTTTTAATGGCGGCGGCGGTGGCAGTGGTATGTTTGGTGGCTAAGAAAGGGCAATATGTACGACAACAATGACTATGATGCAGCAATAGCCCAAGCTCAATTAAGTGCAAAGCGATTTGCTGAAATGCGCCAACAGCCTGAATTGCAGGGGCAAATGGTGGGCGGCCGATACATAGCCCCACATGGGTTGGAATATTTAGCCCAAGCCTTACGGCAGTATCAAGGGGCGCAAGGTGAAAAGGCAGAATTTGAAAAGATAAAACAACTCACTCAAGCTAAACGCCAAGCAGTTGCAGATGCGCTTAGAGGATACATCGAGAAGATGCAAGGCACACCCGAAAACGTGGCAGCCGATGGGATGGGGCCGACCCGACCAGCGCAAGCACAAGACATACGGGGGGCTTACGCGCAATTGATGGAATCAGGTGTTCCACAATTCCAGCAAGCAGCATTGCAAGGCTTTGCACAATTACCCCAACTTGAGGCGCAGCAAAAAGAGCGTGAAGAAAATCGAGCATTTAGAACGCAAGAAGCACAATTAGCACGAGAAGCACGCGCACAAGAAGCACAATTAGCACGTGAAGCACGTATGCAAGAGCTGCAATTTAGGCTGGCGGATGCAAGAGCAAGCCAAGCGGAGCGATTGGCTGCGCACAAAGAATTAAAGCAAATGCTACTATCAGGGCAAAAGGAAACGCGCCAGATTATAGGAGGCACGCAAGAAAAGCCAACATATGACAAAGAATTAGGCGGATTTGTCTATAAACCAACAGCGCAAGACCCACAAGGTAAAATAGTCCCATTGCCAAACTCTACCGGCCAACGAGACGCAAAAAATGCGCTCGCGGTAATTGCTCAGGCCGAAGGCTTATTAAATAAAGCGACGGGTTCATATGGCGGTGTTGCGGTGGATGAATTAATGCGAGTGATTGGCGTATCAACACCGGGCGCACAAGCAGCGGCACAGTTAAAAGCCATTGAAGGCGAATTGGTTAGCAAAATGCCCAAAATGCCTGGCCAGGCATCAAATCTTGATGTTTTGCTATATAAACAAATGGCAGGTAAGATAGGCGACCCAACAATACCAGCCGAGACGAAACGTGCAGCCCTTGCAACAATAAAACAAATTCAAATGCGATATGCTGGCGCACCTAACGTACCGAAAGACGCGCCACAACCCAGCGCAGCCCCAAGCATTACCGACCTTTTGGAAAAGTACTAATATGGCTACTATTGAACGCCTACACAAAGCACTAATTAACGCAGATGCAGCGGGTGACGTGGATGCAGCCCGACAGTTTGCGGCAGAAATCCGCAGGATGCAGGCGGAGCAGCCAAAAGCATCAGAGCCGACACCAGCACCAGAAAAGCGAGCCAAGCTATCTAAAGGATATTTAGAGACGATAGGGGCGGGATTAGGTGCGGGCGTAGGCAATGTGGCACTAGGGGCGCAAAACCTTGCAGGAATGGGTTTAGAGAAGCTAGGCGCACAGCAGGCGGGCCAATGGTTGCAAGAGAACGCAGCGATGGGCAAGCGTAATTTAGCGCAAGAATTGCAGCCTTATGCCGAAGCTAACCCGATTACGGCTGGCGGTGCAAAACTGGTGGCAGAAATTGCAGGAACGTTGCCCGCTGGCGGAGCGTTAGCCAAAGGTGTTTCAATGTTGCCCGGAGCAGCTTCTAGGGCTGCCCCATTGATTCAATCGCTCCGAACAGGTGGAATGTCAACAGGCCAAAAACTTGCACCTATCGCGACAGCACAAGGGGCGAAACAACTCGCCACAAAAGTGGCAGGCGGTGCAGCAACGGGAGCGACAACAGCGGCGATTTTAGACCCCGAAGATGCAGTTATGGGGGCAGGTATAGGCGCAGCATTGCCAGTGGTTGGAAGGGTTGCTCAAGGAGCCGCCCGAAGCCCAGTAAAAAACGAAGTTATTGAAGCGCGAAATTTAGGATACATTATCCCCCCATCTCAGGCCGATTCCGGTATTGGCCTAAAGTTGTTGGAAGGCGTTTCTGGAAAAATCGCAACAGCTCAAACCGCAAGCGCAAAAAATCAAAATATTACTAATGAATTAGTGTCAAAATCTTTAGGTTTATTGCCAGACAAACCTATTTCACTTGAAGATTTAAATAATATCCGAGTTGAAGCAGGGAAAGCATATGAAGCAATTGAAAAATTGCCTAGCAAACCTGCAACAAAGGGTGATTTTTTGATGAACACACGGGCAACGCCTGATCTCAACCCTAAACAAATGGTGTACGACTTGCGTGTGGCTCGCAACGAAGCGGACGCGTATTACAAAGCCTATGGAAGATCAGCAGACCCAGAGCAATTAACCAAAGCAAAAGCAGCTAAAGCAGAAGCGTCAAGGCTTGAAAAAGAATTAGAAAATTATGCTGAAAGTTTGGGCAAAACTGAGTTACTTCCCGGCTTGCGTGAGGCTCGGCAAACCATTGCCAAAACTTACACGGTTGAAAAGGCATTAAACCCACAAACAGGGACTGTTGACGCTAGGATATTGGCTAAAGAGCTGCGAAAAAACAAACCTCTTTCGGATGAGCTTAAGCAAGTGGCTGAATTTGCGAGCCGTTACCCCAAAGCGGCGCAAACGCCAGAGCAAATGGGCTCATTGCCCGGCATCAGTGCATTGGATTGGACAAGCGGGGCATCATTGGGGACGCTTGGCGCTATTGGTAGCGGCAGCCCATTGGGTTTGATTTATGCTGGCTTGCCCTTGGCTAGGCCGGCGGCAAGATCATTTATTACGTCAAACATGGCTCAAAACAGTCTTGCCAGAGAGCAAAATTTAAACGCACCGTATTTAATTAACTCTTTGCGGGGTTTAATTCCCGTAATTGCTGGACAAGAAAATTAATTATTTCTCTGCGACCACAAATACAAAACACCCAAAGCAAACATTAAAACTTCAAACATAAAAGGATTTTATTATAAATGATCGCTCAATACATTGCAGTTTTATTTCTAGCCCGTGACATTGCCCACCGTGAACACTTGCGCGTAACCGGCAAAGGTTCGTTCGCAAAGCATCAAGCGCTAGGTGCGTTTTACGAATCCGTTATTGAGCTGGCCGACAGCTTAGCCGAAGCCTATCAAGGCAGGCATGGAATTATTAAAGACATTCCATTGCTTGAAAATGAGTTTCAAGGCGATATTGTCACAAGCATCAAAAACCAACTCAAATGGCTTGAGGCTAATCGTTATAAAGCCGTAACCAAAGATGACACGCCACTACAAAACATCATTGATGAAATAGTTTCATTGTATTTATCAACGCTTTACAAATTGCAAAACTTGGAGTAAGCCATGCCACGCAACGGTTCAGGACAATATAACCCACTCACAAACACATGGAACCCGCCAGTGACGGGGGTTTTGGCTACTGGAGCAGATTTTCAAGCTCAATTGAATGACATTTCCGCGGCGATTACTCAAAGTTTGAGCAAGGACGGGCAAACGCCCATGAGCGCTAGTTTACCGCTGGGAAACAACAGCATTGTTGGCATTGCAGCAGGTACAGCAGCAGCGCCATCAATATCACCTAATGGCGACACCAACACCGGCCTCTATTTTCCCGCCGCTGACACGGTGGGAGTGGCGGTAGGCGGGGCAAACGTCGGTAACTTCATTAGTTCTGGATTTAGCGGCAATTCTGCCACGGCCACCAACGCCACAAACTTGGTTAACGGCAATGCTACTTTAACAGCAGGTACAGCCGCCGCCCCCAGTCTAACCACAACAGGAGACCCCAACACCGGTTTATACTTTCCCGCAGCGGATACAGTGGGAATCACTACGGGTGGAGCACAACAAGTTGTTGTTAATCCAGCCGGTAACTTAGGGATTGGTACGGGTTCGCCAACTTCCAAGCTACACGTGGCAGGAACAATCAGGGTTGAAAGTGGCAACAATCCTTGGTTTGTTGCGGGGGCTGGCACAACTGGATCTAGTGTCGGCAGCTATTACCAAGGTGGGACAAGCACAGCAGTAGGGTATATCGGTACAGACGGCGGCGGGATTGTTAGCGGCGGGTCAGGTATTAATTTTGGGATTCGTGCTGAAAACGCATTATTGTTCATGGCAGGGGCGGTTGAAGCTGGTCGATTTGTTAACTCCGGTAACTTAGGGATTGGCACAGTTTCGCCAAC